ACCCTGAACTCTATGCCCCGCCGCCGTTCGATGCGGCGGATGCGGAATTCGGCCCGGCAGGCTACGTGCCACCGGCGTTTTCCAATGCTAACGCAATTTTTGGAGGATGAAATGGAACCACGAATCTACATGAGCACGGACGAGGGCGCGCCCGTTTTGAGTGCCACAGCGGGCAGTCTGATCGGCGTGCTGGACGCCTGCCTCGTCACCGGCTACGGCGATCTGCCGGGCGCGGGATGGGAGAAATTCGCCATCGGTGCGGATAACGCAGCATATCGTGCGCCCGATGGGCTGCGGCACTATTTACACGTACTCGACACCATAGCGACATACGCCACAGTCAACGGTTACAAGTCGCTCGTGGACACGGATTTCGGTTCAGCGTTTTCGTCAAGTCCGGCCTATTGGGGGAAATGCGCAAGCGGCGTCACGGCGGGTCGTCAGTGGGTTGTGGCAGTGGACGACAAACGGGTTTTGATTTTTGTTGTCCCAAGCGCCGCGATCAATGTCGGTTTCCGGGCGGTGGGCGGATTTGGTGAACTGGCTGCGCATCACCCGGACGACATGAACGCCAGCTATCTGTTGGCCGGTAGCGCGTCTGCTGCTGTATTGGCGACTGACGACGCTGCACTTGTGTATGAAAGCGGCCTGATCATCGGGTCAGGTCAGCAAGTGGCCTATATGCCCGGCCTGTTCGGAAGTACCTCCGCGCCGGGAAAATACAACGCGAGCCTGAATGGGGCGGTCGCTACAGCCTCCCCACAGACTACCGATGCGCCAGACATGCTGAACGATTACGTCTGGAGTAGCCGGTTATTGATGAGGAATTATCTATCCTCGGCTCAGATCCCTTCGTCATTAGATTTTACAAACATACATTATGCATTACCGCGAGGCTACATCCCGGGTCTTCTGGTGCCGATGATGGAGATGCTCCCGTCAGTATTCCCATTCTGGACGAGTTTGGGCGACGGTCAATACGTCATACCGTATGGACCGAGACGCTGTTACATCCTGGATACGGCGGACTGGGAATACCAATGATCGCCGTCGCCGATTTCCCCATGTTGAGCCGCGAGACATTCCCGCCGCCGCCGGAGTTTTTTCCGTCGCTGGATTGGACGGGACTGTCGCACGTCGATTCCCCCGCGCGGGTCGGCATAAGGGGATATCGGGGCGAGGGCTGCATTTACGGGGTGACGAAGCCGAACGTGCTGGTGCGCTGTTATGGCTACGTCTCGGGCGAGTTCGTAGAGCAGGTGATAAGCGATGCAGAGGGGCGCTATCGCATCGGCAACCTCGTTACAGGACGGCCCTACGACCTGCGCTACGGGCACGTCGCGGGGACAAACGACGTCGTGCACACCGGAGTGACAGCGGGAAACAACAATGAATGACATCGGAGAGTTGACGCCATGAATTCACGAAATGAATTACAAGGCTACCTCGGTGCCGTCGTGACCTTCTTTGCGACATTGCCGCTGGAGAAATGGGCAGCCATCGTGGGTATCACACTGGGTATCCTGACCTGGATCGATGGACATCGCCGACAGCGCGTGGAACGGCAAGTGGCCGCGCGCAAGCTGGAACTGTTGGAACAGCAGGCCGCCCAAGCGCGCACGGGCAAGATTGAGACCCGGACACAATCGGAACGGTTCGCGGCAGGGGACGGGGATGATGCCCTCGAAGCGTAACGGGCTATTATGGGCGTCGATTGCCGCTGTGAGCGCCATCGGCGTCGCCTTCACGCTCGACTGGGAAGGCGCGCCGCAGCCCGGCCAGACGGAAGTGCGCGCCATCGTACCGGTCAAGGGCGATCCCCCGACGCTCGACGTGGGGGGGCTGACGTATTACCCGAGCACGGGCGAGCGGGTGAAGCGGGGCGACCGTGTGCCGATTGAAGTCGCTGTGCGTGAATTCTCATTTGCCGTGGCCGAAGATGCCGATTGCGTTCGCCGGTCGTGCCTGACGTGCCACGGGCAGGCGTTATTCGACCTGGCAGCGGATTTCGTTCACCAATACGGATGCGGACGCTGGAACGGTTCCTCACTGCTGCCGCTCTTGCGAGAAGATAGCCTGGACGAACATTGCGCGTTCTATCTGCGGTATCGCTTCGTGCGCGGATTCGATTGCTCAATGCCCGGCAATCGGGTTTGCACGGGCGTCTGGAAGCGGGCGCAGCGACGGCATGAACTCTGCCGCGAGGCGATCGAGGCGGAACCGCAATGAGCTACCCTGCGCTCTCCCGACGCGGTTTCCTGCTGCCGGGCCGGATCAAGGCGCTCGGCGCGGGCGGCTATGACGCTGCCGGAGGCGGGCGGCGCACGCAAAACTGGAAAGTGCCGGACATCGGCCCGGCTTCGGCCAGCCTGTCAGGATTGCAAACGCTCCGAAACCGCTCCCGTGGAGCGGCGCGCAACGATGCCTATGGCGGATCGGCCATCGAGCGGCTTGTCACCAACACCATCGGGACGGGCATCACGCCGCGCCCACGGCACGGCGATGCCGAAATCCGCACCACGCTGCAATGGCTGTGGGACGACTGGGTGGATGAGGCGGACGCGGACGAGCGCACGGACTTCTACGGCCTACAGGCACTCGTGGCCCGCGCTGTTTTCGAGGCGGGCGAATGCTTCGTGCGGCTGCGCCCGCGCCGTATCGAGGACGATCTGGCGGTGCCGCTGCAACTCCAGGTGCTCGAACCGGAGTTCGTGCCCTACACCAAAAACGACAATAGCGGCGCAAACACGGTGCGCGCCGGAATCGAGTTCAACGACATCTGCCAGCGCGTTGCGTACTGGGTGTACCGCTACCACCCGAGCGACGGGGTATCGCAACCGGGCTACAACGAACCTGTCCGGGTTCCCGCCGAATACGTGCTGCACATCTATGAGGCGCTGCGCCCCGGGCAGTTGCGCGGCGTGCCGGTGATGGCACCGGTGCTGGCACGGATGAAATCGCTCGATGATTTCGACGATGCAACGCTCTTCCGGCAGGAAGTCGCCAACCTGTTTGCCGGCTTCATCAGGAAGCCCGTGCCGGAAGAGCCGGAAATCGACATGACAACCGGTCTGCCGGTCAAACTCGACACAGACGGCTTCACGCCGATCACCGGACTTGAGCCGGGGTCGATGCAGGAGTTGCTTCCGGGCGAGGAGGTGGAGTTTTCCAGCCCGCCGGATGCGGGTAACAACTACCCGGATTTCATGCGTCAACAGTTGATGGCTGTCGCCGCCGGAGTCGGGGTGCCGTTCGAGCTACTGACGGGCGACCTGCGGGAGGTTAATGACCGCGTGATCCGGGTCGTCCTGAACGAGTTTCACCGCCGCATCGAGCAGAGACAGTTTGCGGTTTTCATCCACCAGTTGTGCCGACCGGTGCGCGCGGCGTGGCTCGATGCCGCCGTACTCTCGGGTGCCATCGCCCTGCCGGACTATGAACACGAGCGGCGCGCCTATCTCAAAACCCGCTGGGCGCCGCAGGGCTGGGCTTATATCCACCCTGTGCAGGATGTGCAGGCCGCGCAAATGCAGGTTGAAGCCGGATTCACGAGCCGTTCCGAGGTGGTGCTTCGCCAAGGCTACGACGCGGAAATGATCGATGAGGAGCAGGCCGACGATGCCGAGCGCGCCCGGCGACTCGGGCTTCATTACGGCGGTAGCGGTGGCGACGCCGCCGCCCCACTGTGACGGAGAAAACATGGAACACGATGAATTGTTGCGACTGGCCGGGGAACAGGCGCTGAAATCGCCGCGCATCGGCATCTGAAAGGACAGCATCATGAGCAAGAAACACCCATCCTGGTTTTCCATCATCAACAAGGTCGCCGACGACAAGGTCGGCGTCAGCGCCATCGAGGTCATGATCTACGAGGAAATCGGTTATTACGGAATAAACGCCGCCGATTTCATCGGCGAGTTCAATGCCCTCGATGACGGCACATCGCCCGTCATCGTTGCCATCAATTCGCCCGGCGGCGATGTGTTCGATGCCATCACCCTGAACAGCTTCCTGCAACGCCTGGGACCGCGTTGCACGGCGAGAATCGACGGTATGGCCGCCTCCGCCGCCAGTGTGATTGCAGTCGGGGCGCATCAGGTCATGATGAATGAATCTGCAATGATGATGATTCACTGGCCTGTCACGTTAGCCTACGGCAACCCGGACGATCTCCGTAAAGTGGCTGATGACCTCGAAAAGGTCGGCGACAGCATCGTCACCGCCTATCGTCATAAGGCGCCGGACATCGCGCCGGAAAACCTGGGCGAGATGCTCGACGAGGAAACATGGCTCTCCGCCGCCGAGGCGGTGGCGCTGGGACTGGCCGATGCCATCACAGACGGGGGCGGTGCGACCGCCTGCCTGGGGCACGCCGATCTGCTCAAACGGTATAGCAATGCGCCCAAGGCGCTCATCGATGCCGTTGCCAGCGTCGACACCGAGGGCGAGACCGAACCCAAACCGGACACCGAGCCGGTGCCGGAAGAGCCGCCGCCTGAAGCCGTGACGAAGTTTACTGCCCGACTCGCGCAAGCCTGCGTTACCGCTGGCGTGCCCGACCTTACCGAGCACATCGTCGCCGCCACAGCGAAAAACGAAACCAGCGTCAACGAGCAGCTCAAGCGCATCGCGGACATCAGGGCGCTGTGCGTTGCCGCAAGGTTGCCCGATCTTGCCGCCGATCACATCCGTTCAGGCATCTCCGCAGATGCCGTGCGTGCGTGCCTCTTCGAGCGGATCATCGCCGACAGCGGCGGCAACATCGACAACCGGGAGCCCCTTCCCCCCGACCCCGGCAAGACCATTGCTGTGCCCAAGGCAAGCGATGTCTACGTCGCCCGCCGAAAGATGAGCCGCACCACTCTCTCTCAAAAAGGAGCTTGAACCATGAGCAATGAAATCCTGACCGAAGGCGCGCACACCGCCGAATTCCTACTTTCCGAAGGCAATCGCCAAATCTCCCGCGAGCAAATCACGCTCGCGGCGGGCGCGGCGCTCGCTGCCGGGCAAATTCTCGGCGTCATCACCACAAGCGGCAAATATACCGCCCGCAACCCTGCGGATACGGGCTCGAGTGCCACTGGCACCGCCACCGCTGTCGCCATCCTTTACAGCAGCGCCCCGGAGAGCGACGAAGACCGCCCCGCCACCATCATCGCGCGCCTGGCCGAAGTCGCGGGCGGCGCGCTGATCGGGCTGGACGATACCGCCATCGCGCAGCTTGCCGCCCACTACATCATCGTCCGCTGACCCATTCCCGAATCAAAAGGAAACCACCATCATGCCAACGCTTGACATTTTCGACGACGACGCCTTCTCGCTGTCGTCCCTGACCGCCACGGTCAACAACCCGCCGGAAGGCCAGATCACCCCCGCCCCGCTCGCGGAGGTTTTCGACGAAGAGGGTGTCTCCACGCTGTCTGTCTCGATCGAGCGCGACGGCGATTCCCTGGCGCTGATCCCAGCCAGCGAGCGCGGCAGCCCCGGCGACGTGACGCTGGGCGCGAAGCGCGACCTCGTGCCGTTCAATCTGTTGCACCTGAGCACGACCGCCGCCGTCTATGCGGACGAAGTGCAGGGCGTACGCGCCTTCGGTTCCGAAACCGAGCTTGAGACCGTGCAGAACATTGTTGCCAAGCGCCTCGCCAAGATGCGCGCCCGGCTCGATGTGACCTTGAGCTATCACCGTTTCGGCGCGCTGACCGGCAAGGTGTTCGATGCGGATGGCGCGACCGTGCTGCTCGATCTGTTCGATCGTTTCGGAATAGCGCAAAGTACGTTGAGCTTCGCTCTGGCGACGGCCACGACCAACATCGCGCAAAAAATCCGCGACGCGAAGCGGATGTCCGAAGATGTGATTTCAAGCTCCGGCCTGATTACCGGCTGGCGCGGCATCTGCGGGCGCGGGTTCTACGACTCCTTCGTGGCGCATCCGAAGGTCGAGGCGGCCTACGAACGTTGGAATGCGGGTGAATTCCTGCGCAGCGACAACATCAACGGGTTCCGTTTCGGGGATGTGGACTGGATGCCGTACTACGGCAAAGTCGGAAATATCTCCTTTATCGACACCGATACGGCCTATCTCGTCCCCACCGGCATTGCCGATCTCTTCATCGGGCGCTTCGGCCCCGCCGACTACATGGAGACGGTCAACACAGTCGGCTTGCCGTACTACGCCAAGCAGGAACGCATCCCGTTTGACAAGGGCGTGCAGCTTGAGTTGCAGAGCAACCCGCTGCACATCTGCACGAAGCCGCGCGCCATCATCAAGCTAACAAAGGGCGCGTAATGAGCCATGTGACGGGCAGTTTTCGCGACCTCGTCGCCCGGCTGGACGAGGCGGTTTTCCGGGAACTGCACGACGAGGCATCGATCGACGGTCGGCCCGTGCGCGGCATGTTCGCCTCGCCCTGGCTCGACCCGCAGGTCGGGCAATTGAAAACCGGCATCGTGGAGCCAACACTAACCCTGCGCGATGTCGATGCCTGCGGGGTGGATCGCGGCGCGCTCGTGCAGGTCTGCTGCCGCGAGTACGAGGTGGTGTCGGTCGAGCCGGATGGCACCGGAGTCACCGTGCTGGCGCGTCGGGAGAAAGCCGCATGAATTACGAGGCATTGGGACTATGGCGGCTTGGCGCGACATGAACACCTTATCCGTCCATTTCGACACAAGCCCGCTTACCGAAATGATGGCCCTGCTGTCGGGAAAAGCACTGGATGCCGCCTGGCGGCGCGCGCTGCGCAAGACCCTGGCGTGGGCCAAAAGCCAGACTGCCAAAACCCTCAGCGCCGAGACGGCGATTCCGCAAAAAATCCTGCGGCGGCGTCTGCGGACGCGCCTCGGCAAGACCGGCACCGTTTGGCTGGGCCTGAACCCCGTAAAAGCGCATCGGCTTGGCAATACCCGCCAGACCAAGGCGGGCGTGACCGCCGGGCGCGCCAGGTTTCCCGGTGCATTCCTGGTCGGGCGTGCGCCGGGCACCCCAGCCTTCCGCCGTGTTGGCAAGGCGCGCCTGCCCATCAAGGCCGAGACGCTCGAATGGGATGTCGCAGGCGAAAGAGGCTTCGAGGAAGTGGCACGGCAAGCCGAAAACCGCCTGCTCACCGTGCTATCGCAGGAAATCAACTATGAACTACTCAAGGTGACAGGCCGTGTCTAACCCAACGCTCACCGAAGTGCACAACGCCATCCTCGGCGCGCTGACCAAAAAAATGACGGACGTGTCCGTACTACCCGCCTATCCTGATTTGCTGCGCAGCATCAAGGCGTTACCCGCCGTGCTGATCGAACTCTCCGAACTCGAACCCGGCGACGATCCCGGCACGGGCGAGACGGCGTTGATCGGGCATTTCAGCGCCCGCGCCATCGTCGATCCCAACGCGGTGGATGCGCACATGACCGTGCGCGAATTGGCCGCGCGGCTCGCCGTGGCGGTCGATCACGAAAACTGGGGGCTGGACATCGGCCTTGCGCGGCTCGTGCAGGTCGGTGAGGACGGTTTTTTGCCGGAACTCGACGGCTACCTCGTGTGGATGGTCGAGTGGACGCACCGCTTCAACCAAGGGGAGCCGACATGAGCACCGCGCCCTTCGACATCGCCCTCGTCATCGCCCGCCTGCAAGACAAGGCGCCGGGGTTCAGGTGCGTTGGTAGCGCCGCGTCCGTCGCCGACATCCGCCAGCAGGCTGATTTCATCGTCCCCGGAGCATATGTCCTGCCGCCACGCGAAACCGCGAATGCGAAGGGGCCAGCCACGGGACGAACCATCGCCGTCGATGCACTAATTTCCATAGCCATCGTCGTCACGAGCTACCGGGAACGGAAAACGCCCAACCCCGAACCGGGGCTGCCCGAACTCATCGGGCAGGCACGCGCCGCGCTGATGGGGTGGATGGCCCCGTCCCCCGCGCAGTACGCCACTGCACCCGTGTTCGATGGCGGCGCGCTGGCCGACGAGGACGCCTCGACGGCGATCTGGGTCGACACCTGGCGCCTGACGTATGCGATGAAGGCATGATTAAAGGAAAACCCGATACGAAACACTGAATTCCTCTTCAATACGCTTTGCCATTTTGACGCTGACAGCTCGCTTGCCGCGCTCCATGTCGGAGATGTTGTTCTGCGTCACGCCAAGGCGACGGGCCAGTTCTTTTTGGGTGATGCCTTCACGGGTGCGCAGGCCGCGAATGAGGCGTCCCGGCGATTTTTCCGGGAAGACCTCGGCAAGGGGAAGCGCGCCGCCGTCTTCATCGTCCGCTTCTTCAACGACGACGTGCCCGGAAAGCGCAAGGAACTTCTGGATGGCTTCACCTACCATGATTTCCGCGCCTTTCGGCACAAAGAGCGATATTTCCCCGCCCTGTTCAGTAGGGCGCGTTTTCATGCGTGCCAACATAATCGATCTCCACGAGTTTGATTGTCCGGTCTTCCACTACCCAGACCGCAACATAACGCGGTTTGCCCTTATTCAGGTGGCAGTGATGCGTTTCAGTTTTTTGGCCCCGTAACTTGCCGTAATGATGCCATTGTGATTGTTGCGGGCCTGAAACGGCGATGGAATATGTCAGCAGTTCCAGAGCATCCTGGATTCTTTGCGGCAAGCGCCCTTTTTGCTTGGCAGCCTTGACGCGAGAAATCGAACAGTCCAGAGCGGTTTGCTTTCAGTATTCATGGATTAATTATATATAAATTTGGTATTTTTACAAGTTAAAAATACATTTTTTTGATTTTCTCTCTCCCCCGCTCATCAAGCGGGTTTTTTTGTCCCTTCACCAAGGAGGCCATCATGGCTGACGACAACCAACTCTTCTCGTTCCAGGGCTACGTCTATCTGGGCGAGCTATCCGGCCGCAAAATCACCAATCCATTCTGGGTAGGCGATGCCACGATGTCGATTACCCTGGAGACCGAATCGGTCGAACACAATGAATCGTTCTCCGGCCAGCGCCTGCCCTACGGGCGGCTCACCACCAAAAAGAGCGCCACCGCGACATTGACCCTCTTCGAGGCCAAAGCCGACAATTTGGCGCTGGCCCTCTACGGCAGCAAAGTCCCCGTCACGGCGGGCACGGTCACGGCGGAAACACTGCCCACCGCGGCAGATGGCGGACTGATCGAACTCGACCATTCGATTGTCTCCGACCTCGTCATCACCGACAGCGCCAGTACGGCGGAAACACTCATCGAAGGCGAGCACTACGCCATCGAGAACGCCGCTGGCGGGCTGGTGAAACTGCTCGACACAACCGGCCTGACCGCGCCCTTCAATGCCGCCTACAGCTACGCCGCCGCCGATCGCACCAGTCTCTTCACTACGACCCCGCCAGAGCGCTTTCTCAAAATGGTGGGCGTCAACACCCTGAACAACGCCCCGGTCGTCGTCGACCTCTACCGCGTGCGGTTCGATCCGGCCTCCGAACTGGCGCTGCACAACGAGGAATTCGGATCGTTTGAACTCTCTGGCAGCCTGCTCGCCGTGGCCGGACTGATGAACGATACGCTGGGCGGCTTCGGCAGTCTCACGCTGGGCGCGGGGTCGTAAGATGGCGCGGATACCGAAGACCCCGCCGTCTGCCGCCACTGGCGGCGCAAACGCAGACGCGGCGGACGCTGCCGCGTCTACATCC